GATTTATCTCTAAAGATTGGAACACCTGATTTTGTTTGTCCATCTGCAAATGCATATTGACTAGCTTTTAATCTACCAATTTGTCCTGCATAATGACCTTTACTTTCATCATCTTTATCAATTAACCAGCCTTCAAATCCGTCAATTGGTTTTGTCTCAATATTGAGCATTAGATGTTTTGCACCTGGTATAAATTTAAAATCATCAAGATATACACTATTAATCTTAACTGTATTATTACCGGTTACTATTGTTTTAGGTAATCCTCCACCAACTTCTGGTAAATCTGTTGTGCTTAAAGCCATTTTATTTATTTTTTATTTGTTATTAATTAATCTACAAAAACTTTATTCCAGTAAGTTTTATACTCACCGTTTTCATCTACTTCTGCTATTACTATTTCTTCATTTCTAAGATGTTCTGGTCTTGCACCACAAGCAATATCATCATTAGTTTTAAAACTTAAGATGTTTTTATTACCTTTTCTATACAAGTATCCAATTGCATCTGAGTTTGAAGTAGTAATTCTTTTTAACTTACCTGTTAGATCTAAATCTACAGATGAGAATGAACCACCAGCTTTTTCTAACTGAGTATCTTTTACGTGACCAACAAAGATCACATAAGGTGCCCATGTTTTGATATAGTCAATTACTTTAGTAAAAGCTTGTCTTGTCCAATAGTAACCAGCACCTTCAGGCAAACCTAATATGGTTCCATATTTTGCTTTACCTCCTGTTTCAGGAGTAAACCAATTTTTACCCATAGGAGATTTAGAATACATAACTTCTGCATAAGGAATAATCATTTCTTCCAATGCTGTTATTGTATCTACTGCTACATATTTATAAGGATTGCCTGCTTCTTTGATTGCTTGACCAATTTCTTTGATTTCTTCAAAGGTTTTAGCTTCAACTTTCATAGCATTTAAATATTTTGAACCTCCTTCTAAATCTAAGATTAAACAATTATCTAATGTAGATAGTAAACTTGTTTTACCAATTTTAGGTTTAGAAAAGATTATCAAGTTAGTAGGACTCTTATGACTTGGAGCAACTCTACTTGTTGGAAGTACTATTCCCATAATTTAAGATTTTATTAAATCATTTAACCATTTCTTTTGACTTACTGGCTTTTGCAACATTATAGCTGCAAGATCTCTAATAGTTAAACTAGATAGAGGAGCATCAGTATCAGGATCCATGATCTCATCAAAATCAGGAAATAGTTCTTTTGTCTTAGGAAGTGTATCCTCTTTAACAATTTCTATTTTAATCAATTCAGCTACAGGGATAAGATATCTTACATCTCCTTTAGCATTTGGTTCTGTAGTTGCATACTCTGTGTCATAGTGAGGATTGAATCTCCACTTATATAGGGTACGGTTTACATCTTCCGGATCAAGATCAATACTGACAAACTCAGTATAAATATCTTCACCTTTTTTCACTTCACTTGGAAAAAATCCAATCACATGTTCTGCTCCTCCATATGGCTTATATGCACATTTTGGTATAAACAATGGATTTTCAATATCAAGTAATTCAAACTTATGCATATGTTCTTTGAACAAATCCATAGTTTTCTCTTTCCTGTTAACAGGATCTTTAGTTGATAAACTCATTTTTTATTATTTGGTTCCTATTCTTTTTTCTTGTTGAGCAGGTGTATTCATCTCAACAATCCGCATTTTTTCAAATTCAGCTCTGAAGAAACTTAATCTAGTATCACCATTTCTACATTTAAGAAAGTGTAATACCATGACTCTGTCATCTTCAATAATAAATCTATCAGGTCCATAGAATCTTATCTTCTGTTTTCCTGGTCTATTAATTCCTATTACAGTATCAGCATGTTGGAGAAGTGCATCAGCACCAAAAATATCAGATTCTAAAACATAATTGCCATACTTGCCGTCTTCAGCTCTGTCCGGATGGTCAATATTTCTATTCAACTGACTTAACACTATGAATGCAATAGGATATATCCTCTTTAATTCAGTAAGGGCTTCCCCTAAATTGTTTAGTGTATCATGTTTCTCTTTCTCATAGGCTGCTTTTTTAAATAATAGTGAATGATCAATTGTTATTACTGTTTTTGTAAATACTTTACCATGTTCTGTAATTGTAGAATGTAATTCCATATAATTATGTATTATTCTTCTAAAATCATCTATAGTACATGGTTTTTCAACTACATCAATAGGATGTTTAACTTTTTGTTTAGCATATTCATAGCATTTTCTTAAATCTTCATCAGATAATTTTCCATCTGCACTACATAAATACTTATATGATCTACCAATAACACTAGAGTATTCTCTAATAGCTGATGATCTTGCAAGCATCTCAAATTGAAACTGTAGTACTCTAAAGTTTTCTCCGGGATTAAGATTAAAAGATTCTCTTGTAATTTGTTCTGCAATCAATGTTTTACCACTTGCTGGTCTACCACCAATAACTGTCATAGTATTCCATTCAATACCATCAGTCATTGCATCATTAAATTTAGGCCAGGGTGTTCTAAGACTTTTAATTTCACCATTCATTCTACCTTTTAAGTAGTGTAATGAATCTTGAAAGCCCTCTTTTTGACTCTGCCATTCTACTGGAGGAGTCTTATGTGTATTGTTCATGTATGCGGAGTTATTAATTACTTGGAGTTACTTCAATATTATTTTTAAGTTTATTATATATTGAATGAAAGATTGTTATAACTCCTTCAATTCCTAAATACTCAAAAACAGATACTGGAACTATCATTAGATTAATTATATAATAACCTAAAACACTACCTAGGATGGCAGTTAATAATAATATATATTTAATCATACTACTTTTTCTTTGAATTTAAAATCATTATAAGTTTCAGTTCCATTATTCAGCATATCACAGTAATTAGCTAGTTCAGAATCAAAAGATTTTTCAGCTGCATTTTGCTTCCGGATAAAATATTGAGAAGTTCTCATATACTTAAATCCATTAGCTTCATACTCATCTACATATCGCTTTGTTGACTCTAATACAGTTTCCCAACTATAGTTATGGTTATCAAAAAACCATCTAAAATTGTTCTCTAAGTTCTTTTTATCTGACCTAGCATATTTACCACTTGGAAGTTTAAAGGTAGGAAATATTTTTAAATATTCCTCTATTTTTTCCATATAATTTTCTCCCATTTTACATACAGAAGTATTCTTTTTACTTGTTTTAAAGTAAGTTTCTATGTCTTGTACAAATAAAGTAGCTTTACTTGTCAAAATATTATTTTCAGTAAGCCAAAGATCACTTTGTAGTCTTTTACTTTCTATAGATGCATTAATACATTTATTAGGAGCTACATTTTGACTAATACTATATAAATAATAAAATGAGTTGGGTGTTAAACCAGCTTTTATTAATTTATTAAAAATTTCATTCATATTTACCAGATTATTGTTTGGTTATAATTCTTTTGTATAATTTCTGTAGTTTTGATAAATACATCTCCACAATCCCATTCTTGTTCATAATTAAATAAAGCACTTGCTGGATTACTGATTTGAAATTTATAATTATTATCATTTACAGCATCTACCCATTGTTGAGCAGTCTTACCCATATAGATATATACTAATCCCGGACAATTCCAAGTTAGAAAATCAAATAGATATGCAGCAAATGTTTGCCAAATAAATTGATGTTGTCCTGTTTTACCAATAGTAGTAGTTAAAGCTGTATTAAGTAATAAAATACCTTGGTTACTCCATCTTTTAAGATCCATATCTCTATTGACTGAGTTAGTACCTCCATATACAGTTTTATCAATACTATCTAGTAAGCATTTTTGTACTTGTAATAATTCTGTTGAGTTACTTAAACTAAACGGAATCCCATCAGCTTGATGAATTCCATGAAATGGATCTTGACTTACTATAACTACTTTAAGTTCACTATAGGGACATTCTTCAAATGCTCTAAACCAATTTTTAATAGTAGGAGTAAATCTTTTACCATCTTGAGTTTGTTTTATTAATTTCTTAATAATATCATCAAACTCTTTACTAAAGATAAATCCTCTAAGTTTAATAGCCCAGCCTGATGCTTCTAATTTAGCATATAATTTTTCTTTTATTTCTTCTATATCAAGTGATTGTTTCATTTTTTTTATATATTTGTGCCATGGCAGTAAAAGTTAAAGAACTCAAAGAAGATGTTATATTAGACATCCAAGTAAATAAAGCATACTATATGATGCTTAAATCTACTTTATTTTATTTATTTCAACAAGAGTCAGATACAAGTAAAAGAGAAGAATCTCTTAAAACTATTATGACTGGTAAGTATGAAGATATGAATGAGCTAGAAAGATCATTTTATACTATTACTATTATGCTTGCTGAAATTGAAAAGGTTGCTAAAGAAAAAGATGCATATGATGAAAAAGAAGTATTAGAACCAGGTGATGAAGGATTTATTGATCCTAATCTAGGTTAATATTATATATTTCTCCTATTTCAATACAAGCTTGTATACTCATTGATAACTCATCTTTAGTACATTCTCCAAAAGACTTACAGATTTCTTGTGTAGTATCTCCTTCTGTGAATACTACACATAAACCTGATCTTTGCTTAACTAATAATTTCATTTCTTCAAATGTATAACCGGCTTCTTGAGCCAATATTCTAATACATGTATGTACTTTAGATATTTGTGCTAAAGAACCATTACTAGTTGCAATATTTACAAACATTTCAATCTCTGTTCCTTCTGGTAATGATTTTACAAACTGATCAAATAAGATTTTATCCTTATCTGATTGTGTAAGTTTACCATTAACTTTTTTAAGTTTACTTGTATACATATTTAAAGTTTAATGTTTTTTATTCCACTTTTTAAACAGTGCAATGAGAGTTTGAATATCTTCAATATCTACAATATTATCTGCAAATTCTTCAAAAGTTACTTTCCATTTATTTTTTGGTGAGTTATTATTTTCTGAACTATACAAATCACAACCTTTACTAAATGAAAATCTGTAATAGTAATAGTCTTCTTTATCACCACTTTCTTCTACTGGGACATCAATCCGTTCAAAGCCTTCTTCAATTAATTCTTCTTCTGTCATAATATTAATTTAAAAATCTGAATGATCTAAATCATCCTGTTCATCATATACTTTTTTACTTAAAATAACTACCAGTATAAGACATACACATATTATTGTTAAACAAATTGGTACAATCATCTTTTATTATTTAATTGTTTTAAATCATACTCTTTCATTGAGCATACAAATTCTACTTCTGTATTTATATCTAAACTAAAATCTTTATGAGAATCAGTTTTACATATAGCATAGTCACCTAGTATATAATAAAAATTAAATTCTGTAACAGGTTTATTATTAAACTCTAAACCTTCTGATTTTACTCTTGAATACATTGGTACATCACTTAACTGCATATTTATTTCTTTTTAGGTAAAAAGTTAATATAAGCTTGAGCTAATTTTTTAGAATTCCATACAGAGATTAATGCAGGATTGTTTTTACTCCTAACATATTTCCATCTTGTATACCATGCTTTCTTGTACATCACTATGTACATATCTTTCTCTTCAACTACTTTATATTTCATAATTTTATTTTTTAAATTGTCTTTTCCAACTACTAATAAACAAATCTACATTTGTGATGGTAGCTACATTATTTATAGAATTTTCTTTTAATAAAGTAAACATAAGATTTATTTGATCTACACTTTTTTGTTGTATATGTCTACTATTAAAATAATTAATTCTTTTTGTAGCTGATAAACCTTTTCTAATTTTTGTAAAGTTAATCTTTTCACATGTATTTAGTTTACTTTCTATTTCTTTAATAGTCCACAAAAATACTGAATCTTTTAATTCTGTAAAAGTACTATAAACTTTTAAACCACTCATTACAGTTGCATGATCTTTACCTCCAATTAGTTCACCTATTGCTCTATAGGATAGTTTTGTATTTACATGAAGATAATTATAAGCAGCATATCTTTGATAAACAATTTCTCTTTTTCTTGATTTTTTAAGAATATCTAGTTGTTTACAAACTTGAACTACTTTATTTAAATCAATATCTTTCATAACTTATTTTCTTTTACTTGTAATACTTATAAATAGTATTCCTGTTAATAAAAATCCAATTCCACCAAATATTTTTGATGAGTTATTAGCTCCATTCATAGCTAAATATATTGACAATGCTGCTAAAATTGTAAATGCTATTATAAATAAATATTTCATATCTATTTCTTTTTAAATTGTTTTTACCGCACGCACATAGTAGGTGCTGCTCTTATTGACGTTGTAGGCATTCCCATTGAAGAAGTTGAAGTACCACGCGTAGTTGGAGCCGTTCTCCGTACTACTCCAATAGTAGTTATCAGCAAAACCGCCAACAATATCTTTGTTTTCATACATTAATAGTAATTCTACTCTAGTAGGTAATCTCCAACCTTTACCTAATGAAGCACAAGCTTTCTTTGCTTCTTCCCAAGGCATTTCTCCTAATTCTTTAGGATGTACTAAAAAGCCAAGGGTTCCCCATATAGCAACAGGTTCCTTTTCTTTTTTTGCTTCCATTAAATCAGCTTTTAATAAAGCTAACTCATCTTCTAGCACTTTAATTCTTTCTAGTTCTTTCATATCTATTTCTTTTTAAATTGTTCAAACCACACATCTACATTTGTTGCATTTTCTGAAATTAGATTTTCAGCAACACCCATTTGACGGGACATATCATAATAAAAGTCAAATGCTAATCTTTTAACTTCTTCCTCACTATACATTCTTTCAGCTTGGTAATTAGCACCATCTTGAAATACAGCTTTTACGAGATACTTCCCTAAATTACCTGATACATCTAGATGTCTTTTAGAATATTCTTTTGCTGCTTCTTCAAGTGGATCTTGTTTAGGTTCTTCTTGTGGAAAATTAATGCAATCGCAAGTTGTAAATCCACTAATTGTAGTAGATGAAACTGTTTGTCCTGTTCCTTTACAAAATGAACAAGGTTCTTCTTGTGGAATGATGATTTTGTATTCAAGAAAATCTAAACCATCAAACCATTTTTGAACTTCAACTATTTCACAAGTAGGATTCTTTACAAACCACTCTAAAAATATATCATCAATAGCTTGTACACCATTTGCAATTAACAATTTATTAGTAGTAAGTATTACTTTATTTCCTTTTGCAACTTCATCAGATAACAAATAAGAAACTTGTACCAATCTACCATCAGTTATAATCCAACAATTTTCATTTACATTTTCAGTATCACTGATTATGTATAATTCATCTTCTATTTTGTATAAATTTTTCATATTTTAGGTAAATTAAGGTGTTTCCAATATCTATTTGTTCTAATACCATCTATTGTGCTATAAGACACATTATAACTTTCTGACAATTCTTTTGTTGTTATCCCTTTTTGTAACAAAGAATGTATTTTAACAACATCTACATCTTTTAATTTAGAGTTACGATTTTCTTCTCCTTTTAAGGTTAAATTGTTTTTAATAGCGTGGTCTAAATTTTCTCTATGAAAAACCCATTCTAAATTTTCAATATTATTATCAGTTTTAACACCATTAATATGATTTACTTGCGGTTTATTTAAAGGATTAGAAACAAAATATTCTGCTACAAGTCTATGTACAAGAACCATATTTCTTATTCCATTTTTTTGTAAAACAACAGTTAAATAACCTTTACTTTGTAATGATGGTTTAAGAAGTCTTTCTTTTCTTGAAAACTCATTTCCTAAAGACTTTACTTTACCTAAATTAGATACTTGATAATAACCTTCATACCTAACTATATCTTTCCATTCTTCAATCATCTTTCTTAGTTTTTAAATAGTTTAAAATAATTTGTCTAATCAATGTTGCAAATAAAAGACCTTCTTTTTCTGCAATCAATTTCAGTTTACTATAATCTTCTTCTGAAATATAACTTTGTATTTGTTTTTTCATAATGCAAATATACAAACTATTTTAAACTAAAACAAACTATTTTTTAACTAACCTACTTGGTTTATCTGTTGGTAATACGTGTAAATTTTTCATAACTGTTTTTCTTTAACTGTTTCTATTAATGCTTT